TCGCGCAACTTTTAACAAAAGGAGAATAAGATGATTAAGCTTGCACCCAAAGAAACGATGTATCTCTTATTGTTAGACTTCTTAGATACAATATGTTGGGTAACTTGGAGGTCTGGCAATCAGACACAGGAAGTTATTACACTAGACGATAATCTTCAATCGATTATCTTCGTTAACTTACAAGAGCCTTCTAAATGCGTGGCCCTTGGAGACAAAGAGTGTGAGTTCTTTGTAAAAGACCTTCTTTTTTGTGGCCGCGCGAATGAATACCAAAGAAACCTTTATAAACAAGCCTCTGTACTAGCTCAATACCCAGACTATATCGTATAACCACACTAGAAAGAAAGACCTAGAGACATGCCTGAAGCTCTATATAAGACTTGTACTAAATGTAACAAAGAACTTCCTGTCGCAACAGAGTTCTTTCACAAACATGTTAGTGGTAAGTTTGAAGTCTCCTTTTACTGTAAAGCCTGTATAAAAGCCTATCGTGATTCTCACAAAGAAGAAACAATATAACTTGATTTTTTTCATCATTCCAGGTATAATGATATATATAATCAAATAATAGAAAGTAGACCTACCTGTTTCTCAATGTAGTCCTTGAACTGTTCATAGTTAACTCATCGTAACTACAAAGAAAACTACAAAGGAGATACCCCACCATGGCAAACAAAAAACAAAGCTATAACCTCTTAAAACAAGTAAGAGACCAATTATCGGCTAACGGTATATCGGGTTCCATTGGAGGTTTCCTAACAGAATTGATGATTGGGAGAGACCCTAGACCAGGGATTGGCAGGTTATTTGAGCTGGTATCTGCGATAAAGAAGGACTATCCAACACAGGAAGAATGGGATGAAATCAAGCAGGAAGTACTGGGGAACCCCGTGTATAAAAACGTGATAGTTAGCCTAGACCAGTCTATAAAGGCTGCTGAGAAGCTAATTGGGTACGTTTATCCACGTTTAAACACTGTTTCAGGGACTGTAGAGTTAAGAGCCACAGTAGAGAGGGTACTTAGCGAGGAAGAGCTTGGAGCCTTTGTAGAGGCTTATAGAGAGGTAGTAGAACCTAAGCAGCTACCTGATGCAGAGATAGTTGATTCGGAAGAAGATTAGTATATTCGTTTTAAGTTCTGCGCGACCTAAAAGAAGTGCTCTCTTGTCACGCGTACAAGACAAGAAAACAACCAATATCAGAAAATAAACCAAACATAGTTCAGTTAGGAGGCAAACAAGCATGGCACAACAGCTTACGATAGAATTCATAAAGGAACACTCCTTGTATTTACGCCCTCTTTTAACTGGGTCGTTACTTGAATTTTCCAAGCTTTTCGCCTTGGTTCTTTTCGGCGAACCGTTAATTGTATCAGAACACCATGTAGCTCTATGTAAAGCACTACAGGATGTAGCAGAAGGCAAGACAAGAAACCTTATAGTCAATCTAGGCCCAGGGTATTCCAAGTCACTGATTGCTGTCATAATGTTCAGTGCTTGGAGTTTAGCTAGAAACAATAGAAGCAAGATGCTTCATACTTCGTACTCTGATGATTTAGCTTCTTTGAACAGTAGCGCTGTAAGAGAGATAGTTTCTACAGAAGAGTTTCAGATTCTTTTTAATCAACCTCTTAAATTAGACTCCAAGGCCAAGAAGCGTTGGTTTAATCACTATGGTGGGGGAATGTATGCAACTGCTAGTAACGGACCTGTAACAGGCTTTCGTGCGGGGCAGATGAGTAACAAGAGAGTGTATTCGGGTGCTCTTATCATAGACGACCCAGTTAAGCCTGCTATTAATAACTCGTTAACAGAAATCAACTCTGTCAATGAACGATACATGACTACTCTTAGAAATAGGTTGGCGCATCCGAAGATACCAATTATCATTATCATGCAGAGATTAGACGACAGTGACCTTTCAGGTTTTCTTTTGCGTGGCGGCACCGGAGAAACATGGGATCATCTAGAACTTCCAGCTAATATAGACAACTCTCTATCGTATCCAAAAGAATACACCCATGGTAGACAGATACAACACTCTCTACCTGATGGCCCACTATGGGAATACAAGAACTCAAAAGCAGATCTTAGACTAATTGAACTATCGGATCCTTATACTTATAATTGTCAGTATCTTCAGAGACCCCAAGCTAAAGGTGGCAATCTATTTAACATACAGAATCTTGAGTATTATTCTTCTTATAATCCGGCGATAAACAAAATTATATTAGAGACAAACAAACATATAGATATACTCTTTAAAATAACCACAGCAGATACAGCCTTCAAGACAGGAGAGAGGAACGACTTCTCAGTATTTCAACTATGGGGACTTGGAAGGGATAATAGAATCTACTTGTTAGATCAATATCGCGGCAAAGTAGAAAACTACGATTTAGAGATTCAGTATCGTGCTTTCCTTAAAAAGCACGAATATGTGAAACAAACAAACATAATGGGTATCCGAGACAACTACATAGAAGACAAAGCTTCTGGTACTGGTTTAATCCAAGTCATGAGAAGAGACTTCGGAAAGAACTATATAAAGGATATTCAAAGAAATAGAGATAAAATTTCTAGATTCAAAGAAGCAAATGTATATCTGGTTAAGAAACAAATTGTACTTCCAAGACATTCTGAGTTCACAGGTGATTTTGTAGCTGAGATGCAGTCTATAAAAGAGATGAACACTCACAAACACGATGATGAAATGGATTGCTTTTGCGACTCTGTGGATATACTTCTAATAAAGAATACTACGGGGTACATAGGTTGGGTTTAATCTTCGCGCGAACCATAAAGAAAGGAGCATATACAAATGGCTACCACCTTCAAGAAAACCTGCAAGACATGCAAAGTAGCCTATCCTGTAAGCCTAGAGTACTTCTATCGTAAACTACATGGCAAGTATGGACTTACAGCACACTGTAAAGCCTGTGAGAGAGCTAACTGTCTATCAAGGTACTATGTTTCTATTAGTTCGCCGCAACCAGAAGAAAAACAACCAAGAGAAGCAATACTTGAATGGGAACAAGAATGGAAGGAGTATAACCAAGAGAACAACCAATAACACCAATCTAATAAGCAATAACCAAATTAGTCTGACAAATAGAACACCTAGTTACGATACGATTGATTCTTTTATCTTTCGGCGCGAACAAAAGAATATCTACCTGTTAGACAGAAAGGACATTATATGTCTAAGTCACAACAATCAAAGAAACAAGCCCTTATCCTTCCAAACTCCAATAACTTTAACGATTCTTTAAAATCTCTCGTCTCAGGTCTTGGGACAGAAAAAGACAAGAGAATGAGCGGCACCTATCAATTTGAAACAATACATCACAATGAACTTTCAGCTATCTATTACAGTAACGGCCTGGGGGCGAAGATAGTTAACATACCAGTAGACGATATGACTAGACGATGGAGAAAATACAGTTCTCCTTCTCTTTCTCCTGAAAATCTTTCTCTTCTTTCGGCGCAAGACGAAAAACTTAACACTAAAGGACTCTTCAACGAAGCACAGAAGTGGGCTAGGTTGTATGGTGGGGCTATCATAGTAATGGGAATAGACGGAACAGGAGACCACACAGAGCCTCTAGACATAGACCGTGTAACGAAAGACTCTTTAAAATACCTACATGTATTCGATAGGCATGAAGTATCTTCGTGTGAGATAAATAATTCTAATCCAGCGGCACCAAATTTCAGACAACCTGAATACTATATCCTTCCTAATCAATCGGACAAGATACATTACACAAGGGTATTACGTTTTGATGGGGTAAAGATGCCTTGGAGGCTTAGGAAGATGAATTCTTACTGGAATGCATCTATCTATAACTCTATTTACAACGATTTAAGGAATTGCGATACGATTAAAGACTCTACAGCTACCTTAGTACTTGAAGCTAAAAAAGATATTGTTCAAATTGAAGGCTTGAAACAAATGATTCTCGCTGGCCAGGAAGATAAGATTATTGAACGTTTTGCCTTGGCGGATCTAATGAAAAGCAACTTCAATATGCTTTTGTTAGATGGAGACGAGTCGTACCAACAAGTTACAAACGGTTTTGCTGGACTACAAGGACTAGTACAACAATACTTGAATGTCCTCGCTTCTATCTCCCAAATTCCTGCAACAAAACTTCTTGGAGAATCGGCACCCGGATTAAATAGCACTGGTGAAGAGCAGACTAAAATGTACTATGACTATATATCTGCATTACAGAAAACAGAATTCACTCCAAGCCTAACTAGACTAGATGAGATACTAGTTAGAAACCTCTTTGGCAAGCCAGTAGAAGATTTGAAATCTACTTGGAATTCATTGTGGGAGCTTTCTGATACTGAGAAGTCTACTATACAGAAGAAGAATGCAGATCGTGATTCTATTTACTTAAGTACAAACGTTGTTTCTGTTGAAGAGGTGCGCGCGGAATTAAAAGAAGAAGAAACTTACGACAATCTTCAAGAGACCGCAGCACCCGCTGTAACAGAAGAAGGCAGTTAAACACATACCTAACCTTACCTATAGGCTACAGCCCCTCTAAGGGGGCTTGTAGCTCTATTCTTGGTTATATCAGTTTTATTCTGTAGAAATTGGACAATTCTATCATAATATGATATACTATATCATAAGATCAAATAGATTTGTTCTAAATCTTATCTAGTTTTTACCTGTCTCTTTCTAAAGGAACTCAAAACCATGAAGTACTTTTCTGACTCAACATTATCGACTCGTGAAATCAATGCGGATGGGTTCTTGCAAGCTACATCTGGTTATGCCAAGCCTGGAATCCAAGAGTATTCGAGGGGTGTATTTGAAGATAAAGAGCTTCCTTCTTTCCTTTTGGCCGCGCCAAACTTAAAAACCATACGCATACTACGTTCGAAAGAGGAAGTGTTCAGTAAGAAGTCATTAGCTTCGTTTACTAACAAGCCAATCACACAGGGACACCCTATAGAAGGTATTGTAACGCCTAAAAACATTAAACAGGTTCAAGTAGGCTTTACTACGAACGAGCCTATAGAGGTAAACGGTATTGTTACAGGCAACCTTATTGTTCAAGACGAAAACGCAATTCAATCCGTTCTAATTGGAAAAGACCAGATATCAGCTGGTTATACCGCCGATGTAGAATGGAAACAGGGAGTTCATCCGGTATTCGGTAAGTACGACGGTGTACAGAAGAATATACGGGTTAATCACATAGCAATCGTGCGGGCTGGCCGTGCGGGAAGCACAGTCAGAATTAACGATGCAAAGGAGACACAGATGGAAAAAACATTAACTATCAACGGTGTCGAGATGACCTTCACGGACGAACAATTTGAAGCCGTAGAGAGTCTCGTTACCAAGAACAAGGAATTATCTGATTCTATTGAAGCAAAAGATGCAGATCTTTTAAAGAAAGAAGAAGAACTTGTTCTGAAAGAAACAGCCTTTAACGACCAAAAGGAAGAATTTTCTAAGGTTTCGGGCGAACTAGAAGCAGAAAAAGCATTAAAACTTACTGCTGAACAACTTGACGGCCTTGTAGCTAAGAGAATCAATCTTGTGGATTCAGCTCGTTCACTCGATAAAGAGATTGAAGCTACTGGCAAAACCGATAAAGAACTAAAAGAACTCTGTATCAAAAAGGTTCTTGGAGATTCTTTTGATCTTACAGACAAAGAAGATTCTTTTATCGACGGCGTATTTGAAACTATTCTTAATCAAAAAGCAGAAACCAAAGAATCAGATACTCTTGCTAAAACTCTTGTTGATACCGAAGAAGACAAAGAAACAAAGCAAACAGCTGCTGAAAAGTACAGTGAAGCTACTCGCTCTGCCTGGCAAAATAAATAGAAAACATATAACTTAAACAATCAATCAACTATAAATAGATACAATTTGTATCTTGAAAGGAAATCAAAATGAGTATTCAAACAAGCGTAGCCTTAGCTCCTGCTGTTAGCCTTCCCGGTAGTGCAGATGCAGGTCCTATGAGAAAATCAAGTAGAGCCGCTGAAGGCGTTGTAGGTTTTGGTCTTGTCGTTTCGCGCGGCACCGACAAAAACGAACAATGTCTAGTTGGCGGAGCCGATGGAACAGCTCCTTTAGGTATCTCTCTTCGTGACCTCTCTCAACTCTCTGATGCTACTAGCATCACTTACAAAGACGAATCAGCAGTTTCTATTGCTGAAAATGGCGCATTATATGTACTAGTAGTTACGGATGCTGTTACAGCTGGCGATACTGTTACTTATATCGCTTCTACTGGCGTTATTGACGGCGGAGCAGAAGACGTCTCTGGCGGAGTTCTTGAACTTGACGGTTGGGTATTTGACCAATCTGTTGCCGCTGGTGCCATGGTTTTAGTCAAGAAGCTTTAATTTAAACTAAACAACTAACCTTTGAAAGGATAAAATAACATGTCTACTTATAGTCAAGCTCAAAAATTCCTTGATAGTGCCGATGGCGGTATCTTCTTCGGAACTCAACTTGAGTATCTCATGGAGAAAACTTTTGACGTTAAATACGGAGTACCTTCTTACTCTAAAATCTTCCCAGTGAATAACACTGGATCGGAATGGGCTACTAGCGTTTCTTATCATGTTTCTGATGAAGCTGGCAAAGCTAAAATCGTTGGTAATAACATTAACGACCTTCCTCAAATCGACCTTTCTGGAAAGAAAGTAACTCAACCAGTAGAAACCGTAGCAGACTACATTAAGTTTACTACTCTTGAAGTACTCCAAGCTCAAAAACTAGGTCTCAATCTAGATGCAGCTAAAGCACTTGCAGCTCGTCGTGCAATCGAACGCGCATTGAATGACATTTTCTGGAACGGTAATGCAGATTACGGTCTTCCAGGTCTGTTTACTTCTAGTCTGGCTACTTCTGCTGTTTCTAAAGCATGGGACGGTACTGCTAGTCCTGATGAGATAATTGCAGATCTTTCTACCGCGCAAAACGCGATTAATGAAACTTCGAAAGATGTTTTCATGCCTAACATTATTGTTGTGACTCCTGGAATCAGGAACTATCTCTTTAATACTCGCATGACTTCTACTGGTACCACTGTTGGTAAATACATCCTTGAGCAACTTGATTGGGCACAAGAGATTGTATCTGCTAATGAACTAGTAGGAACCGCTGCTGGTAGTACTGATGGCGTTCTATTATTCCAAAAAGACCCAGAGGTTGTAGAAGCGATTATCACTAGTGACATCACTATTGGTGAGCCAATTCTTAAGCATTTTGGTTTTGAAGTTGCTATGAGTGCTCGCACTTCTGGTTTACATTTTCGTCACCCGCTTGCCGGATTCATTCTCTCCGCAGTGTAGCGTAATCATTGAGGTTTTAGGGATTCCAGGGTTTTAAAGCCCTGGGGTCCCGCCTTGTCTTTTCTTAATCTTTCAGCTTTCCTTTACATGGTTACATCTTTATGATATTCTTTAGTTAGATACTGAAGAAAGGACATTTTGATGAAACGTTATTGTAATGGATGTAAAACCGAAAGAGATACTGACTACTTCCACAAAGGAAACACACAATGTAAGTCTTGTGCTTGTGCTCGTTCGCGGGCTCATAAGAAGAAACTAACTATTTTTAGACAGGCACGAAGAAACTTTATCTCTGTATTAAAGACGAAAGTATTCAATGCTGACATCAAGAGATGTAACAAATGCGATACTTTCAAGTTGTTTTCTGAATACTACAAGGCCAAGAGCCATTCAGATGGTCTTTGTTCTGTTTGTATCTCTTGTTCCAAGGTTTCTATGCAGGCTTACTTTTCTAAGTCGGGAAACAGAGAAAAGAAAGCAGCTAGAGACAAAGCTTATTACAATCAGCCTGAAGTAAAACAAAGAATATTTGCACGTTATAGAGAGCGTAGACGTACAGATGTTGAATATAAACTTATTGCAAACCATCGTTCTCGCAGAAATCAGGCTATCAAGTTATTTTTCAAGAACGGCGAATACGAAGGTTCTACAACTAAAGAGCTTGGTTGTTCTGTTTCTTTCTTTGAAGAATATTTAGAGGCTCAATTCGAGCCTGGTATGACTTGGGACAACTGGGGTCCTAAAGGCTGGCATATAGACCATATCATTCCTTTGTCAGCCGGTTCTCATAACCCAGAGTTATTCATGCTGCTATGTGGCTACTGGAACGCTCAACCTCTTTGGGCAAAAGACAATTTATCTAAAGGCGAACGAATATCTATTGACGACGAGTTACTTCTAGATATGATATATCGGTAGTCTTTTCTTTCTTATCCTTTCTTCTCTCTAGTTTTCAATAAGGAGTAATAATTATGGCAGTATTAGCAGATTTTCGAACGAGATATCCTGAATTTGATACAACTACAGACGAGAGGGTACAAGTTTTCCTTGACGATGCAGCTCTAGAGATGTCAGAAAAGGTCTGGGATACACTATACGATAGGGGACAGCTTGCTTTAACAGCCCATCTAACCACAATGGCCAACAAGACAGCAGCGGGTGCTACAGGGCCTTCTAGTGCGGTAACAGGTAGAAGTGTAGGCGATGTTTCTGTTTCTTTTGGAACGGCAACTGTAAAAGATAAACAAGAGGAGTATCTGTCCAGTACGAGTTACGGACAAGAATACCTTAGACTTGGTTCTTTACTTGGTGGTTTCGCATTAGTTGTTTAAAGGTGGGCGATTGGGAAAATGACTACTGTAAAAGTTACAAGAACTCAACATGTAGATGTTAACAAAGCCTTAGAAAAGCTAGAAGATGTAGCTGTTGAAGTTGGAGTTTTTGCCGACGCGGGCAACTATCCAAACGGAACACCTATAGCAGAAGTAGCAGCGTATCAAGAATTCGGTACACAAAACATGCCAGCACAGCCATTCATGCGTTTAAATATGCTCAGAAACAAAGCAGACTACATTCGAATACAAAAGAAGCTTATGCTTCTTGTCATAGAAGGTAAGATTACCGCTGAGAAAGCCAACCAAGTACTAGGTGGACTGATTGTTAAAGACCTTCAAGAAGTAGCTCCAAGCGACACGGGAAGACTTCGTGACGCTATAGAATGGAAACCTTCAAAAGATTAGTTTTTTACATATCGCGCGACCAAAAGAAACATAAAGGAGCAAACATAATGTCGCTTTTAGATTATTTCTCTTCAGACGAATTCACTACAGCTTCTTTGGTTACAGGTGGAAGCGATGGAACATACGATTCAGAAGGTAAGTACACAGCAGGAACACCTGTTGAACCTGTTGACGTATTAATTATCAAACCACAACCTTTATCGGCTAACGATTTGAGAATGTTTGAAACGGGAGAGTACGTCACAGACTTTCTTCGTACCTATACAGAGGCTACAGTTGCAACTAGAAGATTAAGTAAAGATTCAGATAAGATTATTTATGCTGGCAGGACTTATAAAGTTATGCGAGTAGACGATAGAAGTGCTGATGGAGGCTTCTTAAAGCTATTTATAATGGAAATTACATTAGACAATCAGTAATTAGTTAAAGGGAGGACACATGAGTCACTTATCAGCCTGCTGTTCAAAATGTCATACTGAGTTGCCGTTAATTAGTGATTTCTTTCAGCGCGACAAACAAAAAACCACTGGATTTCGCCCAGACTGTAAGGCTTGTAACTCTAAGTATAATAAAGACAAACGTAATAAAGACCCAGAGACAAAAAAGAAACGAAAAGAATACAATGCTCGTCCTGATGTTAAAGAACGGATGAAACAGTATAGTAAAGAATATTATTCTCGTCCGGGTCAAAAAGAGAAACATAGAGAACGAGTAAGAAAGTCTTCTGCGCTTCCTGAGAATAGAGAACACAAAAGAAAGTATCAAAACCAAAAGAGAAAAGATGATATTCAATATAGATTAAGTGGCAATCTAAGAAGTAGGCTATACATGGCCATAAAGAACGGACAGAAAGCTGGTTCAGCGATAGACGATTTAGGCTGTTCGATTGAATATTTAAAGAAACATCTTGAGAAACAATTTCAGCCAGGCATGACTTGGGACAACTATGGAGAATGGCACATAGACCACATCAGGCCTCTCTGTAGCTTTGACTTAACCGATAGGTACTACTTTATTGAAGCGGTACACTGGACCAACCTACAGCCTTTATGGGCTATAGACAACTTAAAGAAAGGGGAAAGGTAACATGTCTCATCTCTCAGCAATGAAAGCCTGGTTGATGCAAATTAGCGAGCTTGATAGCCAACATGTTATCTTGGCAAGACAAAACGGTCCACGACCCGAGGGTGACTATATTACTTTCGAGATATTAGCTACAACTGGAAATAGCTTTGATTACTCTTCTAAAGATGAGAAAGATGGCGATTTCGCTACTGTATACTTCTATAATTTAAAACAAACGACACTCGATGTTAACATTTATTCAGATGACGGGGTAGAAATACACAATAAGCTATCCCATTCAAATGAACTATATTCTATTAGGAGTCTATTCAAAGACGACGATATGGTTTTTATTAGTGGCGCGACGCCAAGAAACCTAACTGGGTTAGGGGATACCTCTTGGAGACCAAGGTACCAATCAGAATATAGATTTAGAACATCAAACACAATAGCAGAAGACGTAGAACGTATCTTCGAATACGACATAGACGGAATTATAGTAGGTATAGATCCTATTCCAGTTCCACCAGGGCCAGATAGTAACTTTATTTTCTGGGGCGCGACAACGAAAACAGATTCTTATACAGAAGCTGATATAGAAGCTTTGTCAGACCAAATACTATCTAGTACTAAAGACAGAACAGTATCTATTACAACAGGCCTGACACAGTACATGCTTGTCTGTAGCCCAGTTCGATTCGGTGTACAGACCTGGACCGTATCGGGCTTCACAGGAGGCGTCTTGGCTCCAGAAACAGTATCTGTTACCAATCCAGACAACTACACAGAAGACTACTATGTCTATCGCAGTACAAACAGCAATCTAGGCGAAATATCGTTAACTATTAGTTAGAGGGAGAGATAAATTATGAGCGAGTATATTAGACTAATAGCCGCTATTAGGGCTGCTAACGATGGTTTTGTTGGACTAGTAGACGCAAAAGACGTAAAAGGAACAGGCAAAGATGGAGGAGTAGTACCGGATGACGCAATAAGCGAGTCTAGTGTTACTCAACACGTAGATGCAATTGCAGCCGATATCAAAGCAGAAGAACTAGCTACCGATATAACTGACACTACTTTAAGATTAGCTCCCGATGGAAACAACGGAGTGGAATTTGTTGCTGGCACAGGTGGACTAGTAGCACATGCTCACGATGGAACCTATCATACAGGCACTCTTCCAGAGGGCGATGTATCGTTTGATAATACAACAGGACATACGCACGATGGAACAGACTCTACAAAAGTAGATTACACAGATTTAGAAAGCATTCCAAGCGAATTTACTCCGGCTGCACACACGCAAACAGCAAGTACAATAACAGATTTTGATACAGAAGTAGAAAACAATGTAGAAGTAGCAGCAAATGTAGCTGCAAGGCACGCACAATCTCATACATTTGATAGTGCAGACCACACAGGTAGTTTATCAGAAGCTAAAATATCGTTCCACAATACAACGGGACACAACCATGATGGAACAGATTCCACTAAGGTTGTGTATACCGATTTAACAAGTATACCAATCGAATTTACACCTTCTGCACATACACAAGCAGCTTCAACTATAACGGACTTCGATACAGAAGTATCGAACAATACAAATGTAGCAGCCAACACAACACATCGCACTAGCGATGGAAAAGACCACTCTGACGTAGTTCTTAATAACACACATCGTACTAGCGATGGTAAAGATCATTCGGATGTAGTTCTTAATAACACTCATCGCACTAGCGATGGAAAAGACCACTCTGATGTAGTCCTGGCGAACTCTCATAGAGCGGATGCTACAATACACTTCACAGAAGCTTCTATAAATCTTACAGCTACTCAAGTTTCCGTTGCCGATGCAGGCGGTTATTACACCGGAGCAGAAGTAGAGGCTGTATTAGACGAGATCGGACAAACGAGGGCTATAAACGGCTACGACCTGTTAGATCCTGACACGCTGCCCGATCTTTCATTCGATGCCGGTACACGTACATTTACGGCAAGTGTACAAGCGGCGAAACCAAATTTTAGTTTTTGGGTCGACAGCAAAAAGGTAACTAAAACAACTAGTCAAACTGTAGTCGTTCCGGATGTGACCGGAACATATTATGTTGTCTTTGATAATTCGGGAACTCTTCAATCGATACCGCAATCCTCCGTTGTTGCTGTGCACTTTTACGAGAACGCAATCACAGGGTTGGTCTACTGGAACGCAACCGATGGGACAGCAATACTGGGAGACGAGAGACACGGAATTCTGATGGATGCACGCACCCATCATTATAACCATAGCACTTTCGGTGCTCGCTACGAAAGCGGATTAGATATTACGGGACTAACCAACGGCGGTACGACCTACACCACCACCACGAGCGGGTATTTCTGGGACGAGGACATTCGACACACCATTAGCTTATTGAGCACATCACCCTTTATCTATCGACTCGGTGCAACGGGTGAATGGACCGGCACCACGCCCGACAACAAAGTATCCCATACCGCAGGAGGGTCTTATCACGTCTGGAACGAGTGGACTGGGTCAACTTGGCAGTTGACGGAAGGCGGATCAAGTACAGATTATTGGGTAATTTTTTATATTGCGACTCCCGACCTTAGCGGGTATAACGTTAAAAAGATAATAGGGCATAATGCATACAAAAGTGCAAACGCAGCAAGAAACGCGATAGATGGAGAGCGCAGTACGTTGAGCACCGAAGGCCTCCCAAATCCGGAATATATTTTCCTGTTCGCTACAATCGTCAAAAGGACCGGCGAGACACAGGAAATCGATTCCGATGGCAATTTATATCTAGATCTACGCACAGAGCGGGGAGGCGGCACGGGAAGTCAATCTACAACAGCAAGTGTTGCTGGCAACGTAGTAACTAATACTGCTAACTTTAATACTCATCTATCAGCTACCGATACTGATGTTCAAGCAGCTCTTGATACATTAGACGATCATGTACATGTAGCAAGTCAAGTTACTGATTTTGATACAGAAGTATCGAACAATACAAATGTAGCAGCCAACACAACACATCGCACTAGCGATGGAAAAGACCACTCTGATGTAGTATTGAACAACACACATAGAGGTTCGGATGGTAAAGATCATTCGGATGTAGTTTTAAATAACACACATCGCACTAGCGATGGTACCAACCATGCAAATGTAGTTTTAAACGACACTCATAGAGGTTCAGACGGTAAAGACCACTCAGACGTTGTACTGGCTAACACTCATAGAGCGGATGCTACGATACACTTCACAGAAGCTTCAATAGACGTTGTAGATTTAACAAGTGCAAGTGGTTCAGATGGACAAGTACTAACTAAGGGTGCTGGCACAGCAACCTCATGGGAGGACGCTGGTGGCGGTGGAACGTCTGTTCATAACGACTTAACAAGTATCCAAGGCGGCAGCGCCACGGAGAGGTATCACTTAGACGCATCTGGTTATGCTGATGTTCCTTTGAATACATCGGCAAGACACGCACAATCTCACACTTATGACAGTGCAGACCACACAGGGAGTTTGTCAGAGGCTAATGTAAGCTTTAATTCTACATCGGGTCATGCACATAATGGATTTGATGCAAAGAAAGTAACTTATATAGATCTCGCTTTTATTCCTTCTACTTTCGCTCCTTCTGCACACACTCAAGCTGCAAGTACTATAACGGACTTCGATGTGGAAGTAGCGAACAATACTACTGTAGCAGCTAATACATCTGCAAGACATGCACAATCTCATGCTTTCGACAGCGCTGATCATACAGGTGCTCTATCTGAGGCTAAGATTTCTTTTAATACAAGCACGGGACATAACCACGATGGTACAGATTCTACAAAAGTTGCATATACAGATTTAACAAGTATTCCTTCTACTTTTGCTCCTTCTGCGCATACGCAAGCTGCAAGTACTATAACGGACTTCGATGCAGAAGTATCGAGCAACACAAGTGTAGCTACGAACACAACGCATCGTACTAGCGATGGAAAAAACCATAGTGACGTTGTACTAGCGAACTCTCATAGAGTAGATGCTACGATACACTTCACAGAAGCTTCAATAGATGTTGCAGACTTAACTAGTGCAAGTGGTTCAGATGGACAAGTGCTGACTAAGGGTGTCGGTACAGCCACCTCATGGGAGGACGCTGGCGGCGGTGGTGGAGGAGATGTTTCTTCTTCTGGAACGCCGGTTAATAATCAAGTAGCAATTTGGACAGACTCAAGTACAATTGAAGGAGATACAGGTTTAACTTGGGACGGAAGTACATTGGCTGCCTCTGCAATTACATGCGCTACACTCACAGCTTCTACAAGCATAAAGCTTGGAGACAATGACTCTCTTATACATGGTACAGGGTCTGATACTGCTATCAAGTACTCTAGTAGTCAACTAAGCTTATTTATTGGTGTGCCTGATGTTGGAACGTCCGGATCTAACAAAAGAGCGTTGATTATTTGTGAACGAGGAGATTTAAACACAGCATACAACCATAGTGCACAAACAAACCCAACTCTTTATATTCAATCTTCTGATGCCGCGCAAGTAAATGATTATATTTCTTTCGCGCACGATCAAACAGACGGAAACATTACAACTGGTAATGGAAGACTAACTCTCAATCCTTCTACTTATACTAGAATCGGCAATGCAGCATCTTCTTCTCATTCAATGGGTGCAGATGATTTGTTTTGTTCTGCCGACGCGGAAGTAAAAGGAACCCTTTATTTAGACGGTGCTTTTGTTGGAGAGAACGAACAACATACCAGTAGTACTGGTCCATCTGTTACTTTAGGCACACACATTCTTCTCTCTAGTTCTTCAAGCACTGTAACTGTCTACTTGGGAGACGTAGATACCAAAGGATATCATCTGTACGTAAAGAACAACTCTGGTAGCCCTAACGCTATCGAATTTGATGGTTACAGCGATATAGACGGTGGATCAGGTGCCTTTTCAAGGGAATACGGATCTGTTCATCTGTATAATGTAGATGGAAATGGAAGTTGGATTGTCTTATCCGAGAAATAAACAACAATAAACAAAACAATATTTAATAGCAAATCACTATACAAACCTTCAGCCTTTGTGGGCTGAAGACAACTTAAAAAAGAATAATAGAACATAAGCTATTATTGAAAGGAGACATAATTATGTGTGCTCAAATTAGAGAACATGTCGATGTACAAGTCAATTTATTGACTGCGACTGCACCAAGGACAACCTTTTCAACACAGTTATTTCTTGTAGATGATGCACAGATACCAGTAGATCTTAGG